TGTGGCGCAGCCTACGTCTATGGACGGGAGGTTGTCTCTTGTCCCTCTAGGTGATGGGACCTACCTATGGCTAGCTGGGCACGGCACAGAGAGATCTCTGTACCAGAGTACCCTGTTGGTTATCACTACCTGCGCTGTACAGACTATGGGTTAAACCTACAGTCTAATCAGCTCGAGCGCTTTGGCGCTACGCAGTGGTGGACCAGCAACGGTACTCTGCCTCTTTGGACTCGCTGGGACGTCATCGACGACGTAGCCGGTAAGAGTCGGATCAAAGAGGGCGTGTGGAGAGGGAAATATCCATCCTCTCCCGTGCAGCATTGGTCTGCACGCATTGAACTGGCAACCCCTAAAACGGGTTGGCGATCGTACTACCGATGGTTTCTGGCTGAGAAGCCAGTGGCACACGGTTTCGATCCGAATCAGTTCGCAAACAGCTTAGCCGCGTACGACGAGTCCCTTGTGAAATCGCTTGCCACGGAGGCCTTTTATGACCTCAGTGAGCAAGTTCCAGAAGAAGTCAACTTAAGCAACTTCTTTCTGGAGTTGGACGATGCAGCTAAAATGCTGCCCAAATTGTCCAATTCGATTTCCAAGACCCTCGCAGACGGTGCGTTATCGTTCTCCTTCGGTTCAGCTCCCTTCTTTGGGGATCTGGCCAAGTTGGCGGACATCGCAACGACTGTGCAAGCCAGATTACACTGGCTTCGTTCAACGTACGGTAAACACGTACCCATCGGCGTCCAACGGAATGGTGTACTTCACCATTCTCCGGGCAACGTCGATGGCCAATGGAGCGGCAGGTACACGGACTACTACCTTACGGCGATTCCGATTAACACGGAGTCGACGTTTCGGGCTGGTGGTACGTTGTATCATGAACTCCAGGGGCTGAACGGCATCGAGGGCATGATTCGTGGTCTGATGGGAGCTCTAGGATTCGTGAATCCTCTGAGCACGGTCTGGAACGCTATTCCGTTTAGCTTTATACTAGATTGGATTAGCGACTTCAGCTCCCAACTGCGTGCCTTGTCACTCCGCCCCTTCAATGGGGCATGGGAAGTTCACAACTTCACGTACTCTGTAAAAGACAGAGTGGAGTACAAGGTCTTGATGAACGCAGAGTTTGACGATGGATCCTACACGGATCCTATCGGCAAACTTCAGATCTCTCGGTACAACAGAGGAGTAGGTCTCCCCGTCGTGGCAGCGACGTTAATACTGCCGCCTTCTGCCAAGCAGTTCGCTCTGTTAACCGCTTTAGGGCGGTCCAGGGCTGGACTGTAAGGTACTAGCAGCCTACTGATTAGTAGGTATAGACCTCACGAGGAGTACTCTCATGGCTTTCGCTTCGGACATCACTCTTAACACCTCGACCGGTGGCTCCGTGGTTTTCACACTCACGGGCAACCAGCTGGGCCAGTCGGATCGGATCGCGACCTTCAGCACCCTGAGCGAGCCCTGGACGATGCATGTCAAGCATCAGTCCGTGAACCGCAAGGGCGTGGTCGCCGATCGCCATCTTACGCAGTTTAAGTACTGCAAGACGGACTCCGCAGGTGTACTGCGCGCGGTCACCGTGAATTTCACGATTGATCGCGATCGGACTCCCGCCATTACCGACACCATGGTCTATGACCTTGTCGGTATGCTCGTGGATTTTCTCCGCGACGGGGCGGCTCCGAACTACACCGAGACCCAGAACGTTGGCCGGCTCCTCCGGAACGAGATTTAATTCTCGTGACGGACGGCCTACGTCCTTGAGGGCGAGTGGGTCTTTAGCTTAGCTAACTCGTCTGAGAGTACGCAAGCGAAAGGGACCCTAAGTGGGGAACTTGAAAAGCGCCGAAACCCAGGTATACCTGGACCTCGTGCTCCAAGTCCTTCGACAACCTCAATACCACCGTCCAAACGCAGCCTCCATCGAGCGCGACTGCGAGACAGTTATGTCTCGCACCGCGACCGAGGGGGTGTCGTTCCTCACGAAGACCATGCCGAAGTTCGGCAAGGCCATTCTGGAGGGAATTGAGACAGGCCGACTCAATCCGTGCGTAGGCTTTGGCGCCCACGGGCGGACACGACTACCTGCTTTTATGCAGGATGCCGTTAGTCGTCTGTTTCAAAACGACGGAACGCTCCAGGTCGACCCATCTCCCGAAGCTTTGAGCTATCTGGAGCAGGTCTTGTTCCTGTGCTACAAGATCGAACTTCCTTCGGAACTCGAAGCCGATCACCGTGTGGTGAGTGACTTCGTTAAAACCGAGGAGGATCTCGCGGAGCTTGCGCTCGGCGAGAGCGAGCTGCTTATAGTGGCTCGTAGTTTGATCACTAGGGTTGTTGCCGGCTTCGATGCCAGCAACATTCACCCTCAGCACGGACCAGGGGCGGTAGCCACCGGCGAGACGGCTGAACGTAAATGGCGTTTCGACACCGTTTATGCTCAGCTCGAGAAGTTCTACCCATATTGGTCGTGGTTCACGCCTCGACCAGCCGGGGTAGGGTTCGAATTTAGACATGAGTTGGCACCTAGGTACGCCCGTGAAAATGGGTGTGCTAAGGTTGTCCTCGTGCCTAAAGACTCTAGAGGCCCTCGTCTCATCTCTGCTGAACCACTGGCGTACCAGTTTATTCAGCAGGGGCTCATGAGACAGCTCGTGCCATTGATTGAAAATCACCCGCTCACGCGGGGGCACGTGAACTTCAGGGATCAGAGTGTTAACGGGCGTCTAGCCTTGGAGTCATCCAAGGATAAGTCGCTCGCCACCCTTGACCTGAAAGAGGCCTCAGACCGGGTTAGCGTTGAGCTTGTCAGACGCCTTTTCCCTAAGGAAGTGGCAGACGTGCTCTTTGCGACTCGGTCAGTCGCGACTCGGCTTCCCAGTGGGGAAGTGCTGCCGCTCCGCAAGTTTGCGCCCATGGGGTCAGCTTTATGCTTCCCTGTGCTCAGCCTTGTGGTGTACGCAGTTGCAGTCGCTTCGATTGTCCTCTGTGAAGAGGGCGCGGGGCTACAAGAGGGCAAAGCTGGCGTCTACGTGTTTGGAGACGATATTATCGTCCCCACTCCGTATGTCAGCACCGTCATGGATGCTCTAGAGTCCGTTGGCCTCAAGGTCAACCGGGCTAAGAGTTTCCACGCTTCGAACTTCCGTGAGTCCTGTGGCGTTGACGCCTTTAGGGGCGTCCTCGTTACTCCCACGAGGTTACACACGAGGTGGACGGGTCGGAGGTCGGATGGCAACGCACTCGCTTCGTACGCAGCTACCGCCAACGCCCTTCATAAAAAGGGTTATAGCTATGCTGCGACTTACATATGGGCCATTTTGGAGAAGACCTACGGTTTCATTCCGTGGGGCTTAGCCAATAGTGGTTACGTATGTAAGGAGTGCGAAAATCTCGGCGTCGCAGAACTCCTTAACGAAAGTTTGGGAGTTAAGCGGCGATGGAACCGAGATCTCCAGCGCGTCGAGTTTAAAGTGCCCGTTGTCCGGTCACGGAAACGGGAGGCTCAATTCGACGACTGGGGCCGGCTGCTCAGGGGGTTGGTATCTCCTGTTCTAGACGGTGATCCGTCCGTGGTGGTTGAGGCACGCTCCACTGAAATAAAGCGTGTCTGGGCTCCTGTCATTTGACGGGAGTAGGAGGGGCCTACAGGCTGCCACAGCCTGTAAGCGAATAGCAGGGGCTGTTCAGCCC